AGCAACACTTACTACTGGCAGAACAGTTGCAATTACTGGTGATTTATCGTATACTAGCGGTTCATTTGACGGCTCTGGAAATGTTACTGGTACAGGCACTTTAGCAACAGTTAATTCTAACGTAGGCGCTTTTGGTTCAAGCACTTCGATTCCAGTAGTAACAGTAAATGCCAAAGGTTTAGTAACTGCTGTATCAACTGCAACAGTAGCCGGTGGTCAATATTTTGGTAGCGCAGCGACAAAAGCGATTGCTTACAATGCAAACACCATTGGTGAGAATGTTACAGTCACTGCAGGAAATAACGGACTATCTGCTGGTCCTATCACAATCAGCACTGGCTTTGCAGTAACAGTTGAAACTGGTGCTGTTTGGGTAATAGTTTAAAGGGATATTATGGCAACAACTATTGTATTGAAAAATAGCTCTACAACAGGAGCTGTCCCAACAACAGGGCAACTTGTTCAAGGGGAAGTAGCTGTAAACGTAACAGACCGTAAATTGTTTACCAAAACATCAACAGGAACAGTTGTTGAAATTGGTGGCGGTGCTAGGGGTACTGGTTCTGATGATGTCTTTTATGAGAATAGTCAGACTGTAACTCAGAGTTATACAATCACAGCAGGTAAAAATGCTTTAGCTGCTGGTCCTATTACTATCAACACGGGTGTTACAGTAACAGTACCAACAGGTTCTGTTTGGACTATAATTTAAAGGAATATTATGTACAATAATATAAAAGGTGTGGTATAATGGCTGGTCAACTAACAATAGATACACTAAGAGCAGGTAGTGGAGTTCTTGCAACACAGAACGGAATGACTGGTATTGCTAAAGCATGGGTAAATTTTAATGGAACAGGGACAGTAGCCATTAATAATTCTTTTAATGTAAGTTATATTACCGATAACGGAACTGGCGATTACACCATTAACTTTACAACTGCTATGCCTAATGCTAATTATGTTATTACAGGGACAGCAACTCCTGATACAGGTACAGGCGGTCAAGGATATAGATGGCTAGGTACAGGCTCAACTGCTAATAGTGATTTTTCAAAACTTACTACATCTACAAGAGTTCAAGTCATATATGACGCTAGTAATAAAACAGATAGCACAAATGTATGCGTTGCAATCTTCAGTTCATAAGGATAAATCATGGCTGGCACACTAACAATATCAACCCTTTCAGACGGCACTAATAGCACTTCTGCAACTAATCCAATTAAAGGTTCTGCAAAGGCTTGGGTAAACTTTAATGGTTCTAGCGGTGCAAGCCCTGTAATTAGGGCTTCTTACAATGTAAGTTTAGTTACAAGAACAACTACTGGAACATATACAGTAGATTTTACAAATGCTTTTGCAGATGCTAATTTTGCTTGTGTAGTAGGTGGTCAAGGTTCATCAACATTTCCATCCGCAGTAGTAGGATTTACATCGTATAGCTACACAACATCTTCTGTACAAATTGTATGTGATTTTAACAATGGAAATTTACGAGATGCCACTATTTGTGGTGTAGCAATTTTTGATTAAGGAAAACAAAATGACTCAAGTAATTATTCACCAATCACCATCAGGTTTAGGTAACGTAGCCGTATGTACACCAACTGGCGAAGTTGCCATTAACGAAGTTTTAAACCGTGTAAAGACTCAATACCCTGAAGCCTTTATTGTTGATGCTTCTTCTTTGCCTAACCAGCACAATGATTTCTTTGATGCTTGGGAACTAGCTGACGGAGTAGTAGCTGTTAGCTTTCCTAAAGCCGTAGAACTTACTAAGAAGCGTTTACGAGCAGAGCGTACCCCACTTCTAGCCGCACAAGATGTAGCGTTTCAAAGAGCATTAGAAACTGGTGCAGACACTACAGCTATCGTTGCTGAGAAACAAAGACTGCGTGATATTACTAACATCACCGCTACAACCTTAGATGAATTACGGGCTTTGAAAGCAGAGGTGTAATATGCCATTAGTCCTTAACGGTACTACAGGTGTACAGGATAACTCAGGGGCTTTTGTCGCTGGTACTGCTGTAGCTTCTACAAGTGGAACAAGCATTGACTTTACTAGCATACCAAGTTGGGTAAAGCGTGTAACTGTGATGTTAAGCGGTGTTAGCACAAACGGAACAAGCGCTCAGTTAGTGCGTTTGGGAACATCAGGCGGAATTGTATCAAGCGGGTATGTTTCAACATCAGCCAATCAAACTGGCTCAACTGTTACAAACTCCACCACAGGGTTTCTTTTTAACGGCAACCCTGCCGCAGCTAGCATCCAATCAGGGATAATTACTATTGCTTTGTTAAATAATAATGTTTGGGTGGCAACTAGTGTCTTGACGGACAGCACATCTTCTTTACGCTATAGTGCTGGTGATTGCACCCTTTCAGCTACTTTAGACCGTATACGAATTACCACAGTAAACGGCACAGACACATTTGATAGTGGCTCAATTAACATTTTGTACGAGTAAATCATGGACAGAATAGAAATTGATGTGATTACTGGTGAGCGTAAAGTAGTTGAATTAACTGCTGAAGAAGTAACACAAGCACAAGCCCAGTACGCAGAATGGCTTGCATCACAGCCAACCAAAGAAGAACAGATTGCTAAACTGCAAGAGCAGATTGATGCCTTGAACGAGGTTAACTAATGACAGACATTGACCCAGTAGAGTACGGTAAGTTAGTTAATTCCGTAGAGAACTTAGAACGTAAAGTAGATGCTTTAGAAGTAGACATTAAGAAGTTAGTGGCTATGGCAGAGCGTAGTAAAGGTTCTCTGTGGGCTTTGATGGGTGTCGCTTCTGTTGCTGGTGCTTTTATTAGTTACATGACTGAAATGTTTTTTAGAAAATAATATGCCACTAAAATCTGGTAAATCACAAAAGACTATCTCCGCTAATATTCGTAAAGAGATGAAGTCAGGAAAGCCACAAAAACAAGCTATCGCTATTGCTTTATCCAAAGCAGGACAATCTAAACCCAAGAAAAGGAAGTAATCATGCCAATGGTCAAAGACAAGAAGTTCCCTTACACCGCTAAGGGTAAAAAAGAAGCTAAGTCGTATGCTATGAAGACAGGCGCTAAGGTTACTACTCCTAAAGCTAAACCAGCTAAGAAGATGGGTTCGATGCGTGGCTACTAAACCCGGATTGTATGCCAATATCGCTGCTAAGAAAAAGCGTATAGCTGCTGGCTCTGGTGAAAAGATGCGGAAGGTAGGCGCTAAGGGTGCTCCTTCTGCTAAAGACTTTAAAGATGCTGCTAAGACAGCTAAGAAGAAGTAATGCCAAAGAAAGCGTTTCAGAACCCTGAAGGTGGTCTCAATCAAAAAGGTCGAGACTACTACAACAAGACCACAGGTTCTAAGCTCAAGCCGCCAGTGTCTGCTAAAGAGGCTGCAAAGTCGCCTAAAGCGGCTGGACGACGTAAGAGCTTCTGCGCTAGGATGGGCGGTGTCGCTGGTCCAATGAAGGACGAAAAGGGTAAACCAACCCGTAAGGCATTAGCATTAAAGAAGTGGGATTGTTAAAATAATTGTTGACATAGTTGTAATACTGTGTTACACTGAGGGAATATATGGCAACTTATGTTGATGTAGTTAATAATGTTTTAACTCGCTTACGTGAGCCTGTAGTCACGTCTGTACAAGACACAACCTATGCCAAGTTAATTGGTTTGTTCGTTAACGATGCTAAGAGAGAAGTAGAGGACGCATACGACTGGAACGCTTTAGGAGCGACTGTCACACTTACCACAGTGTCAGGAACTTATAACTACACCCTAACAGATTCTAAGACTCGTTTCCGCACTATTGATGTTCTAAACGATTCTTCAAATTTTCGTATGCAGTACGCTACAACACGCTGGATGAACGAGCAGTTTTTATTAGTTGAGCCAGTACAAGGTACTCCTTATTACTACAACTTCAACGGTGTCAGTAACGACGGAGACACGCAGGTTGATGTTTTTCCAATTCCAAATGGAGCATACACGGTACGGTTTAACTTAACTATTCCTCAAGACGACTTATCCAGCAACACAACAAAACTTCTTGTTCCTAGTCATTTAGTTGAGCAGTTAGCGTATTCTAAAGCCATTGCAGAGCGTGGTGAAGATGCGGGTGTGTCTTCTGCTGAAGCATACAGTATTTATCTCAATTCATTAGCAAATGCTATTGCTATTGAAGCTAATCATTATGATGAAAAAGTTGAATGGATGGCTTCTTAAATGGCAGAAGCGATTGTCACAGCATCAATCATAGCTCCGGGCTTTCAAGGTCTTAATACACAAGATTCTACTGTAACCCTTGAATCTGGTTTTGCTACACAAGCAGAGAACTGTGTTATTGATAAGTTTGGTCGTATTGGCGCTCGTAAAGGCTGGGTTCGACTCAACGCTACAAACTCTGATTTAAGCACAGCCAATCTTAAAACTATTGTTGAAGTAGTTAAAGAAGATGGAGATACACTCCTCTGTGCTGGCAATAACAAACTGTTTAGTGGTTCTACGACACTAAGCCAATTATTGGTTCGTAACACAAACAATACTGCTAATTTGTCTTACACCATTACAGACGACCACTGGAGTATTGGGGTACAGCCTTTTAGTACTGGTTTAGGCGCTTCAGCACACGCTTATTTGGCGCAAGCAGGTCACGCAACACTAATATATCATAAACTCCCGTTAGTTGGAACAGGTGCAACATTAACTGTATCAAATGTTAATGGTGCTGGTCACATACAAGGTGTTACAGTCACCACCGGTGGTTCTAACTGGCACGTTGGTGATTTAGCTACTGTGACAGGCGGAGCTGGTACAGGCGCTACATTTACAGTTACTGCGGTTAGTGGAACAGCTATTACAACAGTATCTATTACTGCTCACGGCTCAGGTTACGCTGTTGGAAACGTATTAACACTTGTAGACACAACCTCTCCTCACACACATGAGGGTTCTTATGGATTACAGCGTTTAGCCGATGTTGGTACACTGCCTTCAGGTCATACAGAGTCTACCTTTAAACCTAACATTGCCTTAGCTGCATTTGGTCGTGTCTGGTACGCAGACATTGTTAACGACAGACAAACAGTCTATTTCAGTGATTTAAACGCTGGACAAACATTATCTGGTGGTTCTTCAGGTTCATTAAACATTGCAGATATAGTGCCTAGTGGCGACCCTATTGTCGCTCTTGCTGCGCACAATGGATTCTTAGTTATTTTCTGTAAGAACAATATTGTAGTGTATCGCAATGCAGACGATATTGATACTATTGTTTTAGAAGATTTAATTAAAGGTATTGGTTGCATTGCAAGAGATTCTGTTGTAGCCACAGGTACAGATTTAGTGTTCTTGTCTAACGGCGGTGTGCGTTCTTTACTTCGCACGATTCAAGAGAAGTCTTCACCTATTCGTGACATTAGTAGAAATGTTCGTGATGATTTAATGTTGTTGATAGACGCTGAAACAGCTAAACAAGTTAAAGCAGCATACTACGAAAGAGATGCTTTCTACCTTATTTCTTTTCCTACTTCTGAACTATGCTATTG